ACAAAAGGAAAACAAATCGAATGATAGATGAAACTAAATGCGCGGCACTTGTTGAGGTGATGAATTATCCACCTGAGAGACAAAGAATAGCTGAAGGATTATTGCAAACCATAAAGGAGCGTGACCAATGGAGGGACTGCGCTACCAAGCTAGTGGAGTCATCAGGTTGGCATGACCTGTGGCCCCAAGCAGTTGCACACTACCGCAAGCTGAAGGAGGAACAATGAGCGACTACACTTTCGAATCGCAGTACTGGGGTGACTGCTGCAACACGTTCGACGAAGACCAGAAGCACTACGTCTACGCTCGCTACATGGGGTTACATCAAGTTGGCTACGGGTTCAGTCTGTCAGGCAAGTCAGTGATCGACATAGGTGGTGGGCCTACGTCCATGCTGCTCAAATCAAAGGGACTTGGCAGGGCATTGGTAGTGGATCCGCTCCAGTATCCACAATGGACTTACGCTCGATACCATGAGCATCGTGTTGAATGTCTGGTGATGCGAGGTGAGGACGTGGTAGAAGATGGGTTCGATGAGTGCTGGATTTACAATTGCTTGCAGCATACGGATGATCCTGCGTTAATCATCAGCAACGCACTACGAGCGGCAAGGGTGCTTCGCGTTTTTGAATGGGTTGATATCGAGCCACATGATGGGCATCCTCAGATGATCACGAAAAAGATGCTTGACGAAAGCATAGGTAGTGAGGGAAAGTTAGTCCACCTATCCGAGGCAGGTTGTTTCGGCAAGGCATACTATAACATACATACAAAATGAAATTAAGTACACCATACGAGCAGTTTGTGCAGTCCATTGTTAAGCCGGGGCATGACATACTTGTCCAGCTAACACCTCTTCAAGCATCCATCCTCCACATGGCAGTTGGAGTGAGTGGGGAAGCGGGTGAGTTGCTTGACGCAATCAAGAAACACGCTATCTACCAGAAGCCATTGGACTTCGATAACGTGCGGGAAGAGGCAGGGGATATCCTGTTTTACCTGACTGGTTTGCTTAACGAGTTGGGCTTGACGCTTAACGAGTGCATTGAGGCCAATGTCGAGAAGCTGTCGAAGCGTTACCCAGAGAAACGATACACCAACGAGGCAGCAATCGCACGGGCAGACAAGCTGGACGTGGTTGAGGAACCAGTTGTGTTGAATGATGACGCTGACCTCGATGGAGTGAAGGTGGAGCGGGTGTGTCGCATTGACGATCCAGAGTGTGAGTCCTGCCAATAAGGTGTCATATATGGGATATATTATCGGCTATAGCGTATTAGCAGTTATTATACTGTATGTTGTATACGATGGACTGAAAGGGTTCGACGAGTGAACACACTTGAACATTACATCGAATACAAGAAGCTCAACGCAACTAAAGTGATGAACGCATTGCAGTTGAATGGAATAATATCAGACGAGTGCATCTTCCCAGAGGATGTGCGTGATTCTGGTCAGGCAGTCTACTGGCTGGAAGACCATATGGGGGAAGTACATAAATGAACTGGGACGAATACGCATTGTCGATAGCGGAGGTAGTTGCCAAGAAATCCAAAGACCCGTGGAGGCAGGTTGGTGCAGTGCTGTTGCGGCATGACAACACTGTTGCAGCTTGTGGTTATAACGGATTCCCACCGCATATGGAGGAGGACTGGAGTTGCAGAGAAAAGCGTAGAAATTACGTTGTCCATGCAGAGCAGAATGCCTTGCGTCATGTGCGACCACTAGAGTGCTATCTGCTGGCATCAACAACACTGCCATGTAACAACTGCCTGAAATCGCTTGCATCTTACGGGATCAAAAGGATAGTCTACCGAGAGACATATCCAACGGATGAATCAACAACACTGCTTGCAGCGGAATTCAACATTGCACTGATTAACGTATGACAAAAGAAGAACTCTGGAAGGTGTACAGCAACAAGAACCCATCGTTCAATGGACGTGGAAATGTTACCATGTCTGCAAAGGGGTTGCGGAAGTTGTTCGATACGACTTGGGATATTGCAATGTACGATGGGGAAGAGGAAGAGGAAGAGGAACCAAGACCATATCATAGCAGCAGTGCTAGTGTAGATGCACTGAAGAGTATCTTTGGAATGAAATGATTGAACCAAACATAGCGCAGAAAGCGGTTAGCTTCGTAAAAAGTGCAGCGGCATTCGTCCGCGCAGGTATGCCTATACGGAACAAGGAGCAGATCGAGGAGCGATTGATTGTCTGCAACCAGTGCATTCACTACGATCCCACGGCATTTAGTGGGGCTGGGAAATGTGGTGTTTGCGGGTGCAACATGGAGATAAAATTGGTTATGGACACGGAGCGTTGTCCATTGGATCATTGGGAATGACAAGAGAAGAAGCGCAGAGGAAATCAAACGAGGACTATATGCACGGACGCATAACGAAAGAGGAGTGGGACTTCCAGTTTGAAGAATTAGGAAATGTGAGGATTTGGAATAAAGATGGTAAAATTCACCAACTAAAGGAGGAACATGAAAGACTCAGATCAGATAACGGAACTACAAAATAAAATTGATAAGTTGATTGATACATATATTGCAGAGTTTGATTTGCCATTGGCAAGCATGGTTGGCATCCTGCAAGTCAAGATCCATGAACTAATTGAAAACTCCATGTATGACGAGGATGAAGAAGATGATGAGGACGAGGAGGATGAAGAGTGAAATACAATCGCATAGACCAACTAGGAATTGTGATCACGGAGAACCCGATTGATCATATTGAGTTTGATGTGCTAGATAAAGCGTTGAAAAATAGCGGAATAGATGCAGACAAGTTCAATGAATACTTTGGAATGCAAACCTGCTACGAGAAGGGGTTGTATCCGTGGGACGTTGAGCCAGTTTTGGAGAGAATGATGAGCGGAAAACTAACAGGAACGCAGTTGTACTGGGATTAATATGATGAGCAAAGTAGATACTTTTATAATGGAAGCGTTGGACGAGATGTTCAAGCGAGTTGGGTTTGAAGGATTCGACAGGGAGTTCACCCACCAAGAAGATTGGTACACTAAAAAAAGCTGGAGCATGGAAGAGTTTAGTGACTACAAGAAATGGTTCGTGAATAGATTTGCAAAAGTATTCAGAAGCAGAAAGAAGATGGGGGAGAGGGAGTTTGCTTGGTTCAATCTGATGTATGGTTGGAAAGTGAATGAATAACAAGTCACCATCTGTGCTTCAGGCAATTAACATTGCCACTAGAATTAGAGCAGAGGCTGAGAAAGATGATATCAACGGAATCATCTATGCCGCTCAATTCATACTGACAAATCTGACGAATTCGCAGAAAAAGTTGGTTACACTGGATGAAAAGGTAGCTAGACAGACTGTTCTAAATTTTGTTCAACACCTGTTGAAACACGATCAGTTTGAAGCGGCAGCAACGATTCTGTGGGGTTCTGGAGTGTACGATTGGAGGCCACAGAGTGCGGCGGATACTTGGAGGTGTTTGTTTGAACATGACAAACTTTTGGTGCAGGGTGCTGGTGCAATGGGCAAGACATTCAATGCTGCCGCTTGGTTCCTTCTAGACTGGATGCGAGATCCAGAGTACACCTGTATTAAAGTGGTTTCATTGACCGAGGCACACGCTCAGAGAAACGTATTCGCTGCAATCAAAAACTTCTACAGGACTGCATTGGTTAGACCAGAGTACGAAGGCAGCGAAGATTTGGTGAAGTCAATTCAAGCCAATGACGATGACAAGAACGGGATTCACTTGGTTGCCGTTCCCAAAGGTGATAGTGGAACTGGTACGCTCCGCGGATTCCACCCTTCCCCAAGACAAAAGCCAGATCCAAAGTGGGGTCAAATGAGTAGGACACACGTTGTCCTAGACGAAGCTGAGGAGGTTCCCGCTGGTGTTTGGGAGGGTCTGCAAAACATCCTGTCTGCTGCCGATACGAAGGATTCCAAGGGACGCATTAAGATTTTTGGTGCATCGAATCCAAAGGATCGGAATAGTGAATTTGGTAAGAGGTGCGAACCTGCGCGGGGTTGGCAGAGTGTGGACTGCGAAGAAGATTTCGAGTGGGAGAGTAGGGAAGGTTGGCACGTCTTGCGTCTGGATGCAGCAAAGTGCGAAAACGTACTGGAAAAGGAGATTGTGTTCCCCGGATTCCAATCCTACGAGGGATACATGGCATACGAGTCCAAGGGACGCACTGCCGAATATTACACAATGGCCCGTGGATTCTTCCCGCAGGAAGGTATCTCGATGGCAATCATCACACCTGCCATGATGGATAACGCAATGGGAAACGTGCGGTTTATTGGGCCTGTAGTGCCTCTAGCGGCGTTCGATTTGGCATTGGAAGGGCGAGATCAAGTGGTCTGTTCATTCGGACGATACGGACTCTGTGATGGATGGACTCCGAGGGATGGACAATTCCGCGAGTTCAAAAAGCCAAAGACGTGTTTGCAACTGGATTCACAAATGCAGTTTCCTAAACTAGCTACATTGGAACAAACCGCTGAGATCATCCGCTTCGCAAAGGAGATGAGGATTGGAGCGAACTGGTTGTGCGTTGATAGAACTGGAAACGGAGCAGGCATCCACGATGCGTTGAAGTCACTCTATGGAAGCGAAGTCATGGGAGTGAATTATTCATGGGCCAGTTCCGAAACTCACATCCTCGGAGATGACACACAACGCGCAAACGAATTGTACTCTGGAGTTGTTACTGAGTTGATTTTCGGGCTTGCTAAGTACCTAGAGTTTGAGTATCTAAAAATCTCACCAAGTTTCCGTACCGAGGAGTTGGTTCGTCAAGCGACTTCGCGGCGGTACAAACAGCAGGGACAGGGACTTGTGAGAGTCGAGAGCAAAGGGGACTTCGTTAAACGGACTCGTCAAAATAGTCCTGACGCACTCGATTCCCTGTCCCTGCTGGTCTACCTCATGCGTCAACGGGGTGGAGTTGTTGCCACTATGACCGAACCGAAACCAGAAAAGTTTGTTTTCCAGAAAAAACATACTGGAATCGAAAGTTACGAATTCGTTGATTTCAGCAATTAATTTGATAAATAAGTAAGAATTTGCTTGCAAACATTAAAAAACTGACGTAAAACTCAAAAATTCATGGCAAAACCGATAATTGGAATGATTCCACCGGGGGGTTGGCATTACTTTGATGGTGATGCAAAACTCACTGGTCATAGCTATGACAATCTTCTTGAGGTTGTCACGAATTTCCGTGCCGAAAACCATTTGCCAGTTGGTGACGTGGAAGGTGATGTCAATTCGTACATCTGTTCCAAGAACCCTAATTTCTGTCATGGTGTGGACATGGTTGTGGTAACATCTGTGAATACTCCTAGCCAAAAGACAGAGTTGCTCAATGACATTACGATCTGGGCTAAGAATGTCATCAATTCTACAAAAGAGATTGCACTTGTATCAAGTGAGTTGGCAGAGCAACGCGCAAAGATCTGTCTTAACTGCAAACAAAACGTGCAATGGAAGAGTGGTTGCGGTGCTTGCGTGAAAGCAACGGATAGGTTAAGTGCAAGCATTAGACAGGCTAGAGAGACCAAAACGTCCAAGGCACTGGGTGGTTGCTTGTTGCTTCGTCACGATAACAAGTCCGCAGTTTTCATGTCCAGAGACAGCATTTCCCCATCAGACAATTTGCCAGTAGATTGCTGGCTAAATCTCAAATAATATGGCAGATATCACCAAACCAATTCCAGCAGAAGTCACAAACGTCTACGCATCGAAAGCTGCTCGGATTATGAAACCATCGGACAAGCAACGTGTTTCCGAACTGGAAATTGTGGATGATAACGCCACTGGTGACGTTGTTAACCCTGACACATTGCAGGTTAAACGGACGTTTAAAGACTGCCAGCAAGCGCATTCTGCATATCGTAGGTTAAAGCAACAGAATGTAGAAAGAAACCGCAAAAACCAACTTATTCAGAAGAAGCTAAATAATGAACCTCCGTATAGTGCGAAAAAACTGGAAAGCATGGGTCAGAATTGGCGCAGTAATCGCCCAACTGGGTTTCTGTCTACGATGGTTAGTCGCTTACAACCACCAT